TGTATAAAAGTGCCTATTGATTTAATTTGATTCATTTTATTTACTAGATAATTTTTTGTTTTCTGTAATGTGACATAACTTGCGATTGCAAAATATATCTCATTTTCATATCTGTCAATAAATTTTAAACCTTCATCTCTTTGAGTATTAAATCTATCTTTAGCACTTTGTGTTTTTCTTTTACTAATCTCATCATTTAAAACTTTTGCATAATACTTTCTAAAATTACTTTGTAATTTTTTTACGTTTGCAATAGTCTGACCTCTTCTAATATAATCATTAAAAAATATTTTAAGTCTTGCACCTACTGATAATAAATTAGTCTGTCTTTTCATTAAATCTAAAACGCCTTTACTTTTAGATATTGAACCTGCAGCCATTCTTAATAAACTATCGTATTGGTCTGACTCTAATTCTGTAAATGTAGCAACACCAGATGTATCTTTATATCCTGCGTCATCAAAAAATACAGCAGGTGTTTTTGAAAATCTGTTTATATTGACACCGAAGTTTGCTTTTAAATCTGTCATCTTTCTACCTGTGTATGATGTATGAAATATTATACCCATTTTAGATTTAAGTATTCTATTTGCTAAATTAGAATCACTAGGTATTGCATATGTGATTGTGTTAGGTGTAAAAGTGATAACCTTTTCACCTCTGATTGTTGCTGTTTTGATTTCGTCTGGAGTATATAAGAAGTCGCCTTGCACAACTCCTTTGATGTTTAATTTTTTAAGTTCTCTTAATGCAACGATTAATTTATCTGCAAGACCACCAGCATGATTTCTTCTTACATCAGCAGGCGTATAATTGATTTTAGGATTTACGTTGAATACAGATTTTGATCCGACAAAGAATTTGCCGTTTTCAGGATTAACACCACAAAATACAGCAGGTGCACCATCCCATTTAACAGATACATTTACTTTTCTACCAGATGAGCCGACAAGCATATTTCTTAATGATTTAAGAAATTCTACTGCGTTGATACCACCTTGATATCCGTTATTAATTATTTCGTCTTCTAAATGCTCTAAATGTGTGTTTTTAGATTCATTTAAATATTGTTTAAAACTATACATCTCTCTCCACTATACCCATTATACAAAATTTCACCGCTCTTGTCAAGCGTTATTCCATCAATAAATTGTTGTTTTTCTACTATTTATACTTAAGCAGACCCACACTCTGCCTTCATAATGGTCTCAAAATCTTTAGCAAGGCCGCCTTGAAACTGTGGTCTAGGTGTAAATTTACCTTTATATCTAACTTGCAAATCTAATATTTTTGATTTACCTCTAATAAGTGTAAGGTATATTTTAGCAGCATTTGATTTAGCAGATAATTCTTCATTTATTATAACTGCAAACTTATCATTTTTTTGTTTCTTTTCAATTCTTGTTAGACCACATAATGTTGTTTTTAATGCTTTAATACTTGCAGGTAAAATCTTTACCTCACCTTTAGGTGTCACATCTCCTATACCTGTTATCAAAGCAAAATCAAAATCTTTACCTTTTATTTTTTTAGCGTCTAGTTGTTCAAATAATTTTGTTTTTAATATTATGTTAAGTAAAGTATCTGCTAATTCATTTGAATATTTGTTTACTACTTCTCTATATTTACTCCATAATGGATTCTTTTTATCAGATAAATCTTTGTTAACAAAAAATCTCATGCTCTTTGGGTCTTTAGTGTTATCATCTAAATATCCTTTTTTAGATGAAGCATATCCTTTTGTATCAATATATCCTTTATCACCAAATTGTTTTCTATCTATACCTTTTGATTCATATAACTCTTTATCACTTAATCTTTTGTAATTGTTAATATCTTTTTCTAATAGTATTTTTTTGTTTACTGCTTTTTTTACTAGACCTGAAAAATATTTAATTCTTAAATCAACCATTTCTTGTTTTAACTTGTCATATTTTTTACCTTCAAAGACACTAGAAAATGCTTTGTTTATAAGAGTTGGATCAGAAGCTTTTACATCTTTTTTTTTCTTTAAAGACACACCAAAAAACTTTTTCTTATCTGTTGAAACTATTATATCAGATGAATTGTAATCTTCAAAACCAAAAGCACTAACTTTAAATTCTTCTACATCTTTGGGAAATATATTACCTGTCATATAGACGGTTACTTTACCTGTCGCTTTATTCATGTATCGCCTAATACCCTTAGCGGCAGACACACCTACGGCCATATCTTTAATGAATTTATCAGTTAGTTTTGCAGAAAAACCTTGAAAGGTTTTTTCATCACCGAATTGAATATCTTTTTTAGTTTTTACTATCTTCTTGCCATTGTTAATTAATTTTTGTAAATCTATTGGATTTTTTACTTTATCCAAAGTTGACAAATCAGATTGTAAAGCAACTGCTGTCATTATTTCAGACGCTTCGTAAGCCATAGTTTTCTCTCCTATGTACTATTTATGTACGACTACGACCTCTTGTCCTAGCAGGAGCGTTATACCTTGACTTACCTTGATCTACAAATTTTTCTTTGTCATCTCTACAATCAAAGAATGGTGGGAACCCAAAGATACCAAAGGTCTTATATTTGTTTTGAAACTTAACAACAGGTTTTACATCTTCTTCAAAGAAAGACTCTTTTAATACTAACTTACTAGGCATTTCTACAGCACGCCATAGTATGTCTTTACCTTTCTTTATCATTTCAGTTTTGTAGTATATAGATGGACTATTTTTTCTTATTTGTTTTCTCATACTTTAAATCCTGAAAACTTATCATAAACACTTTCAGCAGGTTGAGGACCTGATGGTTCATTTAATTGTTTTTCTGTTTCTTGGTTACTATCTACAATCTGTTGAGCAGATTGTTCTACATCATACAATCTCATCTTTGCCCTATCTACACCTAATATAAAGGCACGATTAAGACCTGGATCATTGTATCTGTTCTTTAATTGTTTAACTTTCATTTGAGATAGTTCTTCTAAATCTTCATTTGATATTAGAGCAAACATAAAGTCAGCAGTTGCAGGAAGACCAAAACTCTCTGAGGTATCTTCTAATCCTACATCACTTGACATATAACCAGTTCTAGTTGTTTGAGTAGCAGAAACAATAGGTACATTATAAGTCACAGCAAGGCCTCTTAATTCTTCAGCGATTGCCTTGATGTAAAAGTAAGATGATATATTACCACCTTTAAATCTACTAGATGAACATATATTTAAATAGTCAATGAATACTATATCTGGTTTAAATGATTTCTTTAATGCAAGTTCATCAATCAAATTTTTAAAATGACCTGTATGAGCAGAGGCAGTAGGATATTCTTTGATAATTAATTGACCTTGTACCTTACTTTGCATTTTCTTAATCTTGTCATCATAAAACTTCTTAGGCATGTCATAGAGTTCATCAATCGTCACGTCTAATAAGTTAGCGTCAATTCTTTCTGCGATACGTTCTTCAGCCATCTCTAAAGTAATATACAATACATTCTTGCCTTGAGTTATCATAGAAGCAGCCACATGACACATGAACAAAGACTTACCTACACCTGTACCTGCAAGTGCTACATTTAAAGTCTTAGGTGGTAGACCACCTTTTGTTATACGATTAAAATATTGTAAATCAAATTTAAGACGTTCTTCAGTTCTATGATAGTAGTCGAATCTTTCATCTGATTGTTCGACATAGTTATGACCAATATGCTGATCAAAAGAAACAGCAAGAGCCTCACTAAGGATGCTCGGAATCGCTTCTGGAGATAATTGTTTATCTTTACCATCTATAATCTTAATACCTTTTAGTACAGCATTATATACAGCACGGTCTTTGCAAAACTTTTCAGTTGTATCTAGTAACCATTGTTGATCTACATTAGACTCAATCTCTAAACTATTCAATAATTGTTTTGATTGTTTAAATTCTTCCTCTGTAATATTCTTTAGGTTTGATAACTCAATTGTCAGAGCTTCTCTTGTGGGAAGATTATTATATTTTACTATAAAGTTATTTATCTGTTGAAATACAATTATTTCTGTTCTATCTCTAAAAAATTCTTCTTTTAAAAAAGGTACAGCCTTACGAGCAAATTCTTCGTTATATACGAGATTGGATAATATTGTTAATTCAAATTTGTCTATCATAATATTGTTTTATCTGTTTCGTGTTGTGTTCTCTCTGTTCCTGCCATAGGTATTATATGTTTTGCTTTTTTGTTAAACTCTTTACTAATATAACATGAAGTTGTTTCAGAGTCAACATGTAATGGTTTAAATCCATGAAAATGTATAGGTATCAAGTCGTATTTGTCTAACTCTTTTTTTGTATTTTTGTGCCAATCGCTATTGTCAAATATAATAATACCATCATCTTTTAATTTATCAAAGGCAGGTTTTACACAATCAAATCTTACCTGACCATCAATTACAATAACATCAAAACCTTTTACATCAGCTGCATATATTGATGAGATATATTCTTTATGGTCTGATTTATATTGTACATTAAATTTTTTCACCCTATCATACCACTCTTTATTATCTTCTACACCATAATAATTAACTTTTTTATCTGCCCACCATAATGTACTAAAGCCTGTACCATATTCAAATACATTTGCACCTTCCCAATCAATACTATTTAACCATTCATAACAAGGATAGGTGTACATAGGCATTACCTCACCTTTATTATTTACAGGTATATTTTTTTTAGATGACTCTATAAACCCATATTCATTTCTTAACTTATGTGTTATATAAGCAAAATGTAATTCTTCATTAGGTATTTCTACACCACTAATTTTGTAAGTCGGCATAATGACCATAACTCCCTAAAATATATTTTGGTTTATCTGTTACCTTTTCACCTACATGTGGATAACACCAGTTAGGGGGAAACATTAATAATCTTCCTTGTTTTGGTTGTACTTTTATATCTCTATTAGGAAAACTAGTATAACCTGAATCATTATTAGATAGATATACAAATAAAACTAAAAATCTACTTGATGTCATTTTAGTTGTTGCGTCAGCATGAATATCAAATCTATCCTCTGTATTGGGCATATATCTTTTAAATCTTGTATGTTCCATTTGAAAAGTTTGTGGCCATACACAATCTGATATATTATTATCTTTTTTATATAAATCAAAATAAGGTCTTAATAACTTACCTATTGCTTGTTCATATTTTGGTACAAGTGATAGATTTAATTCCTGAAATGCTCTGTGATCTGTTTCTTCTCTATGTGTATGTTTTATATTTTTCTCAAAAAATGTAATTAGATTATCACAAAGTCTAGGTTCTATAACACCATCATATATGGTAATGTAATCTTTATTCAAATTTAATTGTGCCATTTTCTAACTGTTTCTCTATAACTTCTATTAATATATCACCAATGTATTGCCTAAAGTCCTCTGTTTGTGTTTCAACATTATTAGGATTCTTTTTTATTTCATAAGTAAATTTTAAAGGTAATTGTCCACTTGCATTTTCTTCGGATGCAAATTTGACATTTGTATATGTGTATATTATTTCAGAATATGGCGCTTCTGTCAACTTGATACATGAAAAATCATCTACATCACGTTGAGCGAAAACGTATTTTTTATTCTGCACCATAGAGAAATTCTTTTTTGGCTGCCTCGTCAATTTTAGAGAGAACATCTTTAGTAAAGAATTTATCAGGCTCATTATTGATAGTCTTTGCATATTGTTTTGTGCCATCGGGTAATTCTATTCTTGTTGAAACAGATTTAAATATACCATGTTTAATTGCCAAGTCTAGCAATCCATAGTGTCTTTCTAAACCATGTTTATAAGTTAGTCTTACGTCTATTTTAGCATTTTCCTTTGTTAATCTACTTTTATAATTTAAACAATGAATAACATTTCCGATAACATCTTTACCATCTTTTTCTTTTCTTTTAGATAGATAAACAATATTAGAGGCAGCGTATTTCAAGCCTGAACCGCCACCCATTTCTTTTTGTGGGAACATTGAACCGATCACATCATAGGTGTGATTAGTCATAATCATAGGCACTTTTGCTTTGCCTAATTTAAGTGTTAAAACTCTAAACGCAGCTTTTACAATCTGCGACCTAGTCATATCTCTAGTTTCTTTACCTTCAGCTGTATCTGTCATTTCTTTTGTTGTAGATAACATACCTAAACTATCTAATACAAACATGATAGGTTTTCTATCTTTCTGGTCTTGTTCTAAATATTTGTCAATAACTTTAATTGATTGATGTCTAAATTCTTGTACGGTTGCAACTGGTACAACGACCATTCTTTTACTATCAACACCTCTAGTTTCAACTAAATCTTTTGTTAATGCACTTTCTGATTCAAAGTAAATGACACCTGCGTCTTTGTTTTTATCTAAAAATGCCTTTACAATACCTAATGCAAAGAAGGTCTTACCTGTAGCTGCCTCACCTGCAATTGCTGTAATTTTGTTTGATGGCATACCACCATTGATAGAACCTGATAGTAAAGCATTTAATGTATAACTACCTGTGTCTATGAAACTATCTACGTCACCTGCTTCAACACCCTCACTTACTAGTGTAGCATATTCATTACCTGTTTCTTTAATAATGTCTTTCAAAAAATCCATGTTATTCTCCTATTATTATGTACCATTTTATATTGTTATTATAACAGAATTGTTTAACCTTGTCAAGCTCTTTTTTATCAAAGCTATATCTCTCATAAGGCCGTTGATTTCTGTATATTATTATATTCAATCACCAAGTTCCCATTCAAATCT